TATTTGGAAACACATATGGGATGTTCGTTGGGCCGGAACTCCCACTATCAGCAGACAACATGAACCAAGCGTTGTGCATCAGGCAGCGAAGTTGGCGATGCGGTTGGCGTAAATGTTTGAGCCGATACACGCAAACACGTAGAGATCTGCTTTGTTTGCGGTAACAGTCAGGAGAGGAGCGGGAGGCGTTCCGCCCGGCCATTGAATGGTCTTGCCACCCGAGGCCGTGAACGCTGCCGTCAGGTTTCCGGTCGCACTCTGCTTGATCTTCACCAGCACCGTCTTGCCGTCGTCGTTCGCTCCAAAGGTCAGAGTCACCGTGACGTTGCCGGTGGGCGTCAGGTTCCAGGTCAGGCCGGTTCCGGCATTTACGGTCGGCGTGGTTGAGCTGCTGGACTGCGGAGCGGTCGACAGCTTGGCCGAGGTGATGGAGTTGTCCTTCACCCGGATGTCGGTGCCGCTGGTCTCAATCGTGGTGCCGTCCGGGTTCAGGGACAGCATTGTCTTCACGTTGGCCACCGTTAGGTCCAATGCGGTTGCGGTCGACCCGGTGTTGTTGCCCTTGATCGTGTTGGCCGGCATCGTCGCCAGCTTGGCATTGGTGACCGCGTTGTCGGCGATCTTGCCGGTTGTCACCGCCAGGTCCTGGATGGCCGCGGTGTTCACGGCGCCCGATCCAATCGTCAGCGTGCCGCCGTCCACCGAGCCGGTGATGTCGATGCTGGGAGTGCCGAGCAGGTTGAGGGACGATGCCGTCAGCGTGGTCGATGACGTGATCGTGGTCCCGGGCGTGACTGTGACAAAGAGTGGCATGGTTGGTCAGACGTCGTTTTTGCCGTAGAGCCGGTAGGCGATCCCGATCACCTTGGCGCTGTAGATTTCGAGCGAACCCTGGTCGGTGGTCAATAGCGGCTGCACCGAGGCCGAATGCTTACGCAAACGGGCCTTGTGCGAGTAGAACTGGTGCAGCCCGGCCTTCCAGCCGTTGGTGCCGCAACGCAGCACAGGCTGCGTCGAGTAGTCCTCGCGATACGGGTTCAGGAAGTTGTCGCCGGTGTTGCTCGCGGTGTAACTGCCGCTGCCGTAGGTGTAGTAGGCCGTCCGATCCTTGGTCTGGTCGGTCGCCACCACGTAGGACTCGTTGACCCCATCGAACTGTGCGGTGATCGAGTAGCGGGTGTTCCAGTTCCCGAGCTCGAACTGGATGTCGGTCCATTGCTTGTGGTCGACGTTGTCCTCTCCGGTGTAGCCGCGGAACTTCACCTCGGTGCTAACCTGGATGCTGCTTCCAAAGCGGTTGACGTCCACGAGGGCCTGCGGATCGAACTGGTGGATCAGACCGCTCTCATCGGCCCAGCACAGCGCATCGGTTCCAGCAACCACCAGGCGGCACCAGTACCGCGGGATCAGCAGCGAGCCCTCCCAGTAGCCTTCCCAGGCCTTGTTCAGGAAGTTGTAGACCAGCGTGCGCTGGTTGGTGCCGTCCCCACCCTCAATCGGCACGCTGATGATGTAGCGGTTGGCGTAGTACGTGGCGCAGGCGTTGGACCAGTAGGCCTGATCGATCTCGTCGACGAGGTTCTGAATCTGGTCCGAGAGCGGCAGCACCACCGACTGGCTGATGCCGAACTCAGTCTGCCGAAGGCTGATGATGCCGCGCTGCGATAGGAAGATGACGTCTGACCCGGTGCCGGCGATCGAGGACTGCGAGACACAGCCGAACTCGCGGGTGATCTCGGTCAGGCGGGTGGTCGACAGGTCGCCGTAGAGGTTCTCGACGGCCAGCACCGAGCGCTCCTTGAAGACGAGCAGCGTCGTGCTGTTGAACGGGTAAAGGGCTACCACCTTGTCGTTCGACCCGGTGTTGAGCTTGAACTCGTTCAGCACCGGGCTGTAGTGCAGAGGGTCCAGCACGTCGGACACGGCCAGGTAGTCGTTGCCGTAGAGCAGCAGCAGACGGTTCTGAAAGTAGAGTCCCTCGCGCCCCGGAGGCACCGCGGCACCGGAGGCGCTCGAGCGCTTGATGGAGCCTGTGATGTTCGAGGTGGTAACATCGACCAGCGTCGAAGGCATCGCGACCGATGCGGTCGGGGTGTTTGAATAGGCGCCCGCAGCAACGATCGTGACAGCCGTCACCTTGCCGTCGGTGATGGTGGCCGTAAGGCTGGCAGGCGTCGTGATCGCTCCGGTGGCGCTGATCGTAATGGCCGGGGCCGACAAGTAGCCGGAACCTTGATCAAGGATCACCACGTCTGTGATCGAGATGTTGGGCGACGTGCCGCTGGTCGTGATCTGAATGATCGCTCGATTTGCGTCGTTCAGCGAGTCGGTCTCCTCGGTTGTACCGGAGAACAGCCGGAGGGTGTTGTTGTCGACAGGGTAGGCGTAGTAGATCTTGTTGGTGACGTTCGCCCCGCCGTTGGTGACGTTGGTCAAAGTGACCTGATCGCCTGGAACAAAGTTGTGGTTGTAGACCGTGATCGTGTCCGCGGTGTTGTCAGAGCTGATGATCGACAACGTGGACGGGATGCGGTTGAACCCAGCGTCCAGGGCCGACGGGTAGGTCGCGTTGCCGCTCATCATCAGCGGCATCCCGTCGTTCAGGTTGTTGACGATGTCCTGCGCCAGATCGTACCCGGTGGTGTTGCTGGCCAGCTCGATGTAGTACCTGGCGTTGTTTTCCGGGTTCAACGGCAGCGAGTTGGTCTTGGCTCGAGCATCAGCCAAGGTCAGGTGCAGCGAGACCTCGGTGTTGACCACGTTGACGTAGAACTGGAAACCCTGACCGGAGCTGGTCGAGCCTGTCCACAGCGGGGCGACCTCACCGACACTCCCGACCGTTACGATGTCGCCGGTGCCTAGGTCGGGCACCACGTTCAGGTTGATCTCGGTCGAGGCCTCCTGCGATAGCACGTTGTCGTTCTCAAGCAGGATGGCCCCTCCCCCCTCGTTCTCGATCGTGTCCAGCACCAGGCCGGTGATGTTGTCGAAGTAGTAGCGGGCGTTGCCTGGGCGCAGCATCACCACGCCGTTGGTCGCCTGGATGAGACGCACCGGGAGATAGATGTCGTGGCCGTTGAGGGAGATTTCCGCCGGGCTCTGGTTGGGCCGCACGCAGTACATCTTGCCCTGACCACCGTCCGAGGTGCGCACCTCGTTGGTGGCTACAATCAACGCATTGGCCCCGGTGTCAGGGTCGCGGTAGGGCAGGACGCCGAGGATGTCATCAAACGGCGCCGTCGTCTGATAGAACTGCACCGTGCGGTTGACCGGCGGGCCAGCAAACGAGATGGCCGCGGTCGAGAAGATGCAGTTGGTGCTGTTGTCCAACAGGCAGCGAGTGCCGTTGGGAAAGACCAGAACATTGGCGATCGGATCGCAACTGATGCTGGACTCCGGCGGGATCGTCGTGCCGCTGACAGGTGTCGCATTGGTGTCGCCGGATGTGACCGTGACCACACGGGAGGCCGACTGCCATTTGCCGCCCCACTTCGGCTGGACGATACCCCAGCGGTTCTTGATGACCTGGTCCTCAAAGCGGCGATTGACCGCCCCTGACACGTAGGACGTCGGGATCAGGGCCGGCTCGATGCGCGAGATCACCCCAACGAATCCATCGTCGATAGCTCCAATCTGGGGTAGGTCAGCCATGGTCAGCGGTTGGGCACGATAATCTGGCGCACGTACTTCTCCTGCAGCGCCACCTTGTCGATCTCCTTGGTCAGCTCCACCTCACCGAGCTCCAAGAACTGGTTGCCGAGGTCGATCTTGCCGTCGACCCGAAGCATCTGGCCGGCAGCCTTCAATGCGCAGATCTCAGCGAAACGGTAGGGGAAGGCGTAGGCGCTGGCCTCGCCGGCAGTAGCCAATAGCGGAGGGCTCTTGCGGAACTCCAGCCAGACGTAGGGCAGCTCGTCTTCAACCAAGATGCCGTCGTCGGTGAACGTGTAGCGGGGCTCCTGCTGGCGCCAAGTCACACGAGGATCAGCAGGCCACGCCGAGAAGGCTTCGCCAATGGGCACAGCCCTGGTCGTGCCGTCCGGGTTGGTCATCTGCGAGATGTTGCGCAGGAACTTGTTCAGCACGCCCCAGTAGGCCGTGTTGCTCGGGACAGTCCCAACCGGCGCGATCGCATAGAGCTGGTAGTGCTCTTGCGTCACCGGATACAGAACGATCTGGCCGATGCTGTAGGCGACCGTGTCATCCCAGTTGCCGTCGTTGTTGCCGTAGTCAGGCAGGGCCTCGGACCAGAACTGGGCATTCACCGTGCCGCCAGGGCCACCGATGGTCGGTGTCTGCCCGGAGCTCGGGGTGATGTTGACCCATTGGTAGTACTTCTCCTCGACAGGATAGTAGACCACGTCGCCAGCGTTGTAGGTCGTCGCGTAGGCGTATGTGGGCGCAAAGAACTCCTGCTGGTAGACCGTCTGCTCCGGCCAATTGAAGCACTCCCAGGCGCTCCGCAGGCTCATCGAGATGAACGTGCGGAAGAAGTTGGCCTCCTCGGTCGTCAGGGTGCTGAAAACGCGCCCGGTTAGCTCGCAGGCGCGTTGCAGCACGTAATCGTAGGTGACGGTCCTCATTGGCTACCAGGATTTACAGGCCCAGTACTTGGCCTTCAGCTTAGAGCCCGGGTCATCGCAGCCGTGCCGAGCCCGAAAGTTGGCCCGGCGCTCCGGGATGTGCTTCTTGATGGTCATGTCCGGGTCGCCGAAACGCACCAGAGCGACCTGGTCGCCTTCCTTCGCCAGAACAGCGAACTTCTTGTTCTCGCCCGGGGTGCGCTTGGGCTTGTTGTAGCCCGAGAACTTGTTGCCCTTGTAGTTGATCATTGGGACTTCGGTAGGACGTACCAGCCGGCAGGCAGCGTCACCTTGGACGGCCCCACCAGCTTCTTGTCTTTGTCGAAAGCATAGACGCTGGCCTTGATGGGCTTGGCCAGCATCACCGGATCACCGGAAGGCACCAGGACCACCTTCGTCTGGCAGCCCAGGCAGATCGGCAACACGAGCAGCCAGATCATCCTTGAGAGGCTTGGGTGCTTGGCCATGTTCGATCTCGGTGGGTGGTTTCTCGCGGACCCAGTCCAGTAGCGCCTTGAGGATCTGGTAGATCCAGTTCACGGCTTCGGCGGCTCGACGGGCTTCTCGGCATCCTTGGCCCAGATCAGGCCCGCCCCGGCGGTCACCGCGGCGATGGTCGAGGTGATGTCGAGGCTGGTGCTCGGATCACCGTCGAACAGGGCCTTCAAGGCCCCGCCAATGGCGACCAGAATGGCGCCGATACCGGCGAGAGTAGTCTTGGTGTTTTTCATTTCTTGATGGCCTTGTAAAGGGCTATGGCTGCCGCAATGAAGGCCAGCACCGCGGTCGCAAGCTGCGTCCATTGGGTCAGGATCGGAACGAACGAAGCAGCGGTCAGCGTTGCGGCTGTCCCGAGGGCGAGTCCGACTGGGTGATTCGATGTTCCGTTGGTCATGGCTTACTCGACGGGCTTAGGTTGAGCGGCTTGGATGATGATGTCGGCCAGAGGAACTCCAACCTTCGCGTTGGCATATCCGCCGGCTTTGATGGCGATGTCGATGAGCTGGAGCAGTTGGTTGGCCTGCTCCTGAGTCAGTTTGATTTCAATCATGCGGCGGGAGCATCGGCAACCGGAGCTTCGTCGGCAACCACAACCGGAGCGGGAGGAGCCCACGGCAGCGGCAGCACCACAACCGGCGGGTTGATCTGGTTCTGGATCTGGAGCGTGACGTTCGCTTCGATGGCGGTCTTGTCCACGCCGTTTTCCCAGCACCAGTTCAAGACCTGCTGCTCGGTGAGCTGGTCATAGGGCGTGAAGTTCTCGGTCGGCGGCGCGAAGCTACAGGACCCATAGCAGGTGCCGCTGTAGGTCTTCTCGGTGTCGCCAGAGCCGGTGGTTTCGGTGCCGTTGCACCTCCAGTCGGCGGTGATGACGACATCGGTGAGCGAGCCTTCGACGGGTTTGCAGAGAAGGCGTTCGATGATCCAGAGGATGGTCATAAAGGATTAGGCGAGGGTGATGTCGGCCGTGCGGGTTACACCATCAGTTCCACGATAGCTGAATCGCACGTTGGTGTTGCTGGTGGCCATAAAATTTAGCTCACCGTTTGTATTCAGAGTTGGTGTAACAAAAGTTGATGAGTTGATAATCAGCCGCCCACTCGCATCCAGCGTCATCGCTTGGGTTGAACCACCAATGAACCATTGATGCTGCGAAGCCGCAGTCTTGAGGATGTTGTATGCGCCGAAAAGGGTTGTGGTTGATAAAATCGAATTCGTCGCGCTTGAATTCTCAATCGTCACTCGACCTTTACCAGTCCCGCCATCGGCAAAAAAGGTTCCGTTTGTGTCGATGGACATCATTTTCGATGCCCCGCTGAAAACCACAAAACGCTCCAGCCCTGCGGCAATTCCACCTAAACCCAAGCCGGTGGAGTTGAGGGTCATCCGAGTGCTGCCTGAGCCGTCGTACCAGACAGCGGATGATGCGCTAAAAGTGTAAAGGCTTTGAGGTGTTACAGATGCGGTGCGGAAATCATGCACCGTCGCGTCGTAAAGATTGTAATTGAAAGTTCCGGGAAGGAAACCGATCCGCAGACCATTGTAGTTCGCATCGACAACGCGGAACTTCGCATCGGTCGTCGTCGCTCCGACAGTAACAGTATCAGTCGAAGCGGTAACCTTCAGAGTGCTGGTGTCCACCGTCAGATCGCCGGTGATGGTGGCGGAGGCGAGCGTGGCGGTGCCGGATGCGCCCAAGATCTGGTTGGTGGTGATCTTCTTGGTGGTCCCGGATGCAGCCATGGACGTGTCCGACACGTCCACGATGGGGAGGACGTCGTTGGCTGGGTCGACTGTGGTGATGGCTGATAGGGCCGTGATTTTCGTGTCTGCCATGGCTAGTTCGCTTGGATGATGAGTTTTCCGGTGTCCTCCTGCAGGAGGAACGAGGCGTCCTCAAGCAGCAGGGAATCAAAGGTTCCGAAGGTGATGACGATCTTGGACGTGCCGTCCTCAAGGAATACGAAGAAGTCGTCCTCCTGCAGCAGGTCGCGCCGGATGATCGGTAGGTCGGCGCCGCCGCCAGCCCCTCCAAGGGCTTGCTCGACGCCGAGTCCTAGGCCGAGTCCCAGTCGCATCAGACCCACTTGCGGTTGTAGGCGATGATCGCCCCGGAGGATACAGCCACCGAGGTGAACACGCCCGAGATCGAGTCGCCGGCCTGAATGGTCACGCCGGCAGGGAAGTTGGTGATGTTGGAGGACACGGTGCCCAGGATGGACGTGGAGACCGCATGGATCTCCATCCAGTTGCCGGTCACGGTGCCGGCCGAGGCGTCGATGTATCGACCACCGTACTCGCCGGCCAACTGACGATTTGCTCCGACATTCATAGGTTGAACTTCTGGCTGCTTCGCTTTGTGCCACCGCTGAAACCGACCTGCAAGCGTGTAGCCCCGCAGCGCACTCGCACCTCAGGGTTGTCACGCTCCACTTCCTTGAGAAACTGGGAATCCTTCCAGCAATCGTACCCGTACTTGGTGCCCCAGGCATGGTAGAGCGTCGGATCGATCCGCATCCGAAGACGGCCGATGCCGTCGATGCTGCGCAGGTCGGCCTGGGAATCCTTGGCGATGCGCTTCTGGTCGATGCCGGCCTGCACCCAGTCCTTCTGGATGCCGGACTGGAACTCCTTGATGACGGCGCGGCGCAGTTCTCCCGGCAGGTCGTCGAGGGCGTTGGCGAGTACCGAGGTGGCGGAATTGTGAACCATTGGAAAGGGGAAGAGGGGGAGGCCCTGTGCAGGCCTCCCCCGGTGTGGCGACGATTAGCTCGCGCCGTTGAACATACCGAAGCCGGACGGGTTCTTCACCACGAGGCCGGCAATGGCCTCGACGAGGCGGGCAGGACCACCACCAGCGTCAGGCAACGGCTTGACCTGCGGCAGCTTGGCGTAGCGCACTTCGGCCATGTCCATCGGGATCACGTAGCCCTTGTAGGCCTGCGAAGACAGCGCGGTGCCGTTCTTGCCGCCAATGAAGGTCGACGGGTGCAGGATCAGGCGGCCGAAGTCGCCCTCGAAGATGTCGATCGACGCCTTGAAGGTGTCGGCCGACAGGTCCTGGTTGAACGTGCGAACGCTCGTCGCGGCGATGCTGTTGGTATTGGCAACCTGGGTCGTGCCGGAGGCGGTCAGGTTGGTGAACGCACGCTTCAGCGTGGTTCCAAGAATGCAGTCATAATCCCGGAAGGTGCCGGTCACGCCGTAGACGGCCGTCAGCACGTTCTGGGCGGTCGCCTCGGTGAAGGAAGCGCTGGCCGTGGTGTCAACCGCGCCGGAGGCCGGCAGGAAGGGCGAACCGGGGGCGCACGCGCCGATGTTAGCGGCGTTGGTGCTGGTCAGCCAGTTGCCGAGCGAGCCGGTAAGGTACGGGTCAGAGGTGCTGACCTCGGTCTGCGCAGCCTGATTGGTGCACATGAAGGTCGCCTCCATAGAGCGTTTTAGCTCCACGAGACGTTTAGCAATGCCGTTTGCGAGCTCATCGCTCACGCCGGCCACGTTCTGCGTCTCGGCAATGAAGCCGATGCGGAAGTCGTTGCGGAACACCTGGCCGTAGTTGTTCAGGCGGGTCCGGTTCTGCACCGGGTTGCCAGCGCTGGCAACGGTCACGTCGGTGCCGTCAACCACGCCGCCCATCGTCGGGGCAGCGTAATTGTCGACCTGCCACGAGAACTGCATGTTCCCGATGTCCTTACCTTTAGGGGCCATGGACACGAACGGGGTCGACTTGGCGTCGACGATGGCGATGTAGTCCGCAAGATCTTCGCGGATGGCGGACGTGCTAGCGAGCGGCGTTGTGCCGGCTTGGTTTTCTTGGAGCAGGGGCATGGTTAGAGCATCCTTTTGATTACTTGAGCCAATTCAGTAGTCGTCCCGGAACGTCGGAATTGGGACTTAGCGGCCTGCAGTTGGGCCTGGGCTGCGTCCTTCTTGACGGGCGCTGCCGTTGGCTTACCTGGCTGGCTCGGGGCCTTCGCAGGAACACGAGGCAACGAGGGCTTCCCCTTCGCAGACTCACGCTCCAGACGCAGGCGCCGCCCCTCGATGAAGTCGCCGATCAGCACCTGGTACTCCGGGAGCTGCGAGATCTGCGGCAGTTGCCGCAAGACCTGCTGCGCTGCCGTGTACTCGGCGCTGGAACGGTCCTTCCACCAAGGATAGAGCTGCTCGGCCACCGGCTTGATCTGCTGGTAGGACTGCAGGAACCGAGCACGGTTGGGGATATGCAGGTCGATGGCGTCTTCTACACGCCGCCGGATCTGCTTCACGTCCTCCGCGCTGTACTCCTTGCCGTCCACCTCGCACCCGTCGATGTTGTCCTCGCACCACCGCTTCAGGTTCCGGGCCTTGGTCCACTCATCATTGAGCTTGGTCACGTCCCAGACGTCGCTGAAAGGGTCGGATTGGTTCGCAACAGCAACAGGCCGATCGGCCGTCTGCTCGAGCTTCGCCTTCGCATCGTTGAGCTCGCGCTCCAACGCCTCGGCACGCTCCATCGCCTCTTTCTTCTGGCGAGTGAGCTTGTCGATGCGCTTGCGCACACCCAGCGACTCCTCCTCTTCCTCCGTTTCCGAAAGAACTTCCTCGGGCGACTCGGCCCGTGGTTCCGTTTGTTCTGCGGTCGGCTCCGCAGCCTCGGCCTGATCTTCCGCACTCGCGGCCTCAGACTCCGGCGGTTGTTGCTCGACGGGTGCTGCCTTGTCTTCCTCCCCGCTGAATCGTGTCTTCAGCAGCTTGGCCAACGCCGATTCGTCGAACTGCATCGGGTTGATCGGGGGCGGTGCCGTGTTTTGGGCAGGTGTCGCTTCCTGCGTAGTAGCATTCGGGATGTCCATGCGGTTTAGACCCTGCAAGCCGGGTATGGTGCGCCAGGGTTGTTACAGGCCAACCCAGAAGCCGTTGATTGAGTGAGAGCCTATGGCCGACCGGAAGTCAACTGGCTAGCACTTCGCAGCAGCCTGATGGAGCTGCTGAGATCCTTGATGGCAGCCGCCCGGCCGCAGTTGTAGGCACGGTCCTCGGCGGACAGGTTGGGCAGGATGCCGGCCAACACCTCGGACTCCTCCTGGTCGGAGATGATCTGCAGGAACGCCTTGATCACCGGGTGCTCGTCGCTGACCGACAGCGCCTCCTTGAGCTGCTCCTCGTTCACGCCTGCACCCCCAGGCGGCCGGTGACCGCGTTCTGCTGCTGCTGGATGCTGAACTGCAGGTTCTCGAGGTACTTCTGCAGGTTAGCCTGGAACAGCGGGTCCTGCTGCAGTTGGGCCTGGTACTTCGGGTTGCTCTGCAGCACCTGCTGGCTGAACTGCAGGCGCATGGCCGCCGTCGGATCGTTCTCCCGAAGCTGCGGCGGGTTGCCAAGGCTCATCAGCGCGATCTCGTCGTTGGTCTCGTTGAACATCTTCTGGGCAGCCGGACCCTGCTGCATCACGAGCTCGGTCGCCAAGGTCGGGTCAATCGCCCGGAGCGCCACCGAGATCAGCTTGGCCCGGTCGATCACACCGGCGGTGTCCAGCGGCAGCACCAGCGAAGAGATCGCCTTCAGCTTCTCGGTCACCAGGTCGGTGCTCAACTCCCGGATGTCGAACTTCAGCATCACGTCGAAGTCCTGCACGTTCTCAGGCAACGGAGTCTGCGAGGCCGTGATCCGCTGGATCTCAGCCGGGCCGATGTACTGCAATGTCAGGGCCAGCACCTGGCGGAAAGCCTCGGTCCACCCATGCAGCCAATTGTTGATCAGCCGCTGCTGCCGCATCTGGGTGATCACCGGCGGGACCTTCTCGGTCGGCCTCCCGAAGTAACGGTCGGTCTGCGCCTCCACCGAGGCCATGAGCTGGAAGGCAACCCCGGGCTCCCGGGCGGGCGGCGCCATGAACCCAATCTCACCGCGGCGCAGCACCGGCACCTGCACCGCGGGGCCGATCTTCAGGTTGCCGCCGCGGGTCTTGGGCACCTCGATGGGCGGCAGGGTGGCCAATGACGTGTAGTCGAACACCGAGTCGCGCTGCGCCTTCACTTCCTCCTGCCAGGTCATGCACACCTCGGGCACACCGCGGCTCTCGGTGATCTGCCGGTGGATCAGCTCCGAGCGCCAGACCACGAACGGGTACTGGCCATGCGCATAGTCCAAAGCCTCGAAGTAGCCCCACTTGTCGCCCACCTGAGGGCTGAACACCGTGTAGAACACGCCCGGCACACCGTCCTCATCCACAGCCTTCTGGTAGGCATACACCACCTCGATCAGGTTCTCTCGGTCCAAGACCGAGTTCTGCGCGATGCCCAGGCTGTAGGTGTAGTCCGCGAAGTTGCTGAACCGGCCCATCGTGTTGATGGCCTCCTGCGCCCACTCCGCATCCCATTCCTCGGTCTCCACCTTGTTCAACAACTGCGCCTCGGTCATGTAGAAACGCCGGAACACCACCCGGGCAGACTGGATGTCGGTCGTCTCAGGCGGGAACGTGATCTCGTCCCAAGGCGCCAAGGCCGCAATCATCGGCTTGTTGGTCACCATCGTCGGCACCGGGAAGTCGCACTCGCCCTCCTCGCGCAGCTCCCGCACCGCCTTCAGCGCCCGGCGCTTTTTCAGGTTGGGGAATGCAGCCTGGAGGAGCTCCGCGGACTGATCATCAGCCTCCGGGTTCGCAAGCAGGTTGGGCAGATCAGCCAGCACCGAGCCCTCAGGCGACTGCGCGGCCAAAGCCATCACCTGGTCCATCGTCAGGTACTGCTCCTTCTGCCCCAACTCCTGCTGCCAGGTGACGTGCACCCCAGCCCACCCATAGGTCCACAGGTACTGCGACAACAGCTCCACCTCGCGGGTGAGGTCGTTGTACATCTTCGCGTTCACCGTCCAGTCCATCAGGTTGTGCGCCGTCACAGCCTGGTCGAGCTGGCTGATGTTGGTCGGGCTGACCCGGAGCATCGAGCGCCAGAAGCTGGTGCTGCAGAGATCAACAAGCCCATTCACCACCTCGTCAGCCAACGGAATACGGGTGTCGCTGGCACCGTCCCAGGGGAACGCAGGCTTGCCGCGGCCGGCATCATTCCACTTCTTGCCGTCATCGGTCTGACCAGCCCACCGGCAGAACCGCACGTTCTCGACACGGTCCACCCGGGCCATCACACCATAGTCCGTTGCCGAGCGCCGGAGCTCCTCGGTCAATGCGCTGACATCCGGCTCCGATCCGACCCGAGCCATCAGGTCGGTCGCCTTCTTGTAGGAATCTCCTTGCATACGTGTCTGGTTTAGTATCCGCCGCCTCCGCGGGAATCAAAGCCCCCGCGGCCCACATAAGCAAGACCGGAGACCAACAGCATCCCAAGACAGTCAATCGGGTCCTTGGTCGCACCCTTCTGCCCATCCCGGCCCGTATGCTCCGAGAGCGCATAGACCAGGTTGGCGCAGTCCTTCACCACGTACAACGAAGGCTCGTTCAACGGCGTCAAAGGCTGGGTCGCATCGTAGGACAACAGGCTGTTGATCGCGCTGGTACGCTGGTCCACAGGCACCCCGGGGGCCGGTAAAAACGCCATAGGCTCGTCGGTCGGATCATCAGACTCAGCCAGCAGGTCGATCAGCGTGGTGCCTCCAGCCTCGGACAGCGCCGGACTCCCGCCAGCCTTCGGGTCAATCAACCGCATGACCGGCTCGCCGTAGCCCAAGTCATCCTCGATCTGCCGGAACAAAGCACGGTACTCCGAGATCGACCTCCCAGCCTCCAATGTCTGCGCAGGCCCCAGTTTCCCATCCGGCTTCTCACCAGGCAAAGCCCACTCCCCATAGTTCGAGAAGTCCGGGAACTCCCGCACCACGATCCGGCGCCCATCCTCGTAGGCCAACAGCCACAGGCAGAACCAATTCCGCGCACCAGCCGGATCGCAGACCATGTACAACGTGCCACCAGGCGGCACCGCGGACGCCTCGATGCAATGCACGTCCGCCCGGAACCGCGCAAAGGCCTTCCCAATGCTGTCGCTGGCCCACCCGTAGGCCCGGGTCAACACCTGCCCGACAGGCGATGCCACCAGCTTCGACTTCATCTCGTCGAACGGGTTGTATGGGTTGTCCTCCGAGAAGAAAAACACCACCCTCCGATTGGTCCCAGCCTGCACCATGGTGCGAGCAGCCTTGCCCACAGGCCACGTAGGCAGCGCCTGTTTGCCCCTGAGCAACTCAGCATCAGCAAAGGCCGTGATCGCAGACCCAGCCGTGAACTCCTTGTACACGCTGGCCACACCCTCCAGCGGTGTCTGCGTCACCAGCAGCTTGCCACGCCTCGTGATCAGCCGATACCGCAGCGTATCCACCCAGCTCTGCGGCACCAACTCATCACACCAGATCAGGTCAGCCTCCCGACCCTCAATCGTGTTCTCCGACTGCGTGTAGTTCAGGAAGTCACACCGGCTGCCGTTAGGCAGGATGAATGAGCCATCTGTGAAACCATTCTTCCGGCTGTAGTTCAGATAGTGAATCCGCCCCTTCTTGGTAGCCCTAAGCGCGACAGGCAGGTAGTTGTAGATTGCAGGCTGCTGCACCGTCACCGAGGTCGCATGGCTAGTGTGACAACACAGCACCGAGGCGTTCTCCTTCTCAATCAGCGTCTGCACCACACGCCGGGCAGCCCACAGCGTCTTGCCAGCACGATTACCACCAGAGATCAAAAGCTCCTGCGTGGCCTGGTACTCGGCATTCGCAATCTCCCAATGGTCAGGAATGAAACCATAGGTGTACGGGTCAGCCTTCTCCAATAGGACAAGCTGGGTGCGCTTCTGCCGTAACTCGGCAGCACGGGGATGCGAAGCGTCGACTCGAGGGATGACGGGATGCAACGGTTGCTCGTTCCACCAGGTGTCATTGCAGGCGGTAGAGCAGAAGCGCTTTTGCTTGGAGCCTTCGCGCTGCTTGATGACCTCGAAAGGCTTCGAGCAGGTGAGGCAGAGGGGTTGGCTCATTTGCTATATTTTTTCGTTTCTATAAC